CGATACGCAATTTGAAAGCGATTGATAATGATGACACGGCGATAATTGTGAAATGGGCTAAATTAAACCCAATTTACGCTGTCGGTGTCATCACATCTTTCGTTGCGTTAGTTAGTATAATAGCTTATCGAGTTTATAAAAAAACACGAACTGCTAAGCGTACTTATACGTTTATGGTTAGGGGTGCGCCAATTCATGTTAATGAAAATGGTTATCGTATGGCAGAACCGGAAGGTAAACATATAGCTTGTTGTCAGGAATCGGCAAATCTATATCCACTGTCTACATTAGAATCAAAAGTGTTTGTAACACGTGATAGAAATCGTAGATGGGTGGTGTATGATGAACATGGTCGTAAGATAGGCTTATCTAAGGATCTAGACTTATCAAAAGTTGAACAAGTATACCAGGATCTTATTGAGTTGCAAGATGCTCAGAGAGAAGGTGTATTTTCAAAAGATGATGATATAGGTTATGATGCTGATGCTTGGGCTAGATTCACCGCTAATGAGCGAGATGGGCCTGATGATGATGACATGCGTTATGGAGTTGCGCCAGGTGGTACAGTTATGACACCAGGTATGGGTGCTGGGCAGTGGCGACAAAAAGCAACCAAATTAGAAGCTGAACAAGTGGCTTATAATGAAGAGTGTTTGCGCCAAGATAACGAAAATAAGGAATATCTTCGCCAAGAGAAGGTTAATTCAGATTTTGCAGCTAAGGAGGCAAAGATTAAGAGTGAAAAGCAAGAGGCTGCTAATGAGAAATATGTCTTAGAGCAGCAGATGAAGGCTTTACTTGAATCAATGCAGCAACTGCAAAAGAAAGTGGATAAACCTATTATTGGAGCTGGTTTGGTTACTGCAAAAGCAGTGGTACCTGTGGTAGTCAAAACTGCCAAGGTTTTGAAACCATTATGTAAAAAACTAGTTTGTGGTGGAGATTGTGGTGATTACCATAAGAAAGCTAAGCCATTAAAACCTAAAATTAAACATGAGTCATTAAATGGGGCAGTCCTGAAAAGTGATGCTAAGTTAACGCAGAGTCTTGTTAAAATTGTAGGAATATGCTCAGATAAGAGAAATTTGGGGCAAGGGTTTTTCTTTCGGGGAGGTATTGTTACTGCCTTACATGTTTTACGCAATACTAGTAGTGTGAAATTAAACTGGATTAGGGATGGCATTAATATAGAGCGCACTGTAACATCAAGTTGTGCGTTAATTGATGTCAAGGCTGATCTAGCGTTTTTTCCAGCTCAAGTATTGTTACTGAAGTCAAATGAAGCCACTCAATCACTAGGATTAGGAAAAGTTGCGGTTATGGGTACGAAAATTTTGATACGCCACGTTGATGGATGTGATAGTATAACACAAGCAGGATCTGTAATGTCTATTGCGGATGGAGTTATGCGTTATAATGCATCCACCGAACCTGGATGGTCAGGGGCAGCTATCCTTGATGATTGTGGTCAAGTGGTTGGTGTCCACACTTGTGGTGCCAATTTTACTGGAGGACCAAATGGTGGGTCAGCTTTAACCCCAGAAATAGTTGCTTTGTTGATTAATTCAAAAAACCAGTATACCCCCAGCCAGCTTTAGAAAGTATCCAAAATATTTATAAGCCTTTCATTCCTGCCTTTGTGCGGGATGAGGCCGTACTTCATAAGACACGATTAGCGTTGTCTAATGGTAACTTTCAAATATTAGGAAGAGTGGATCGAGGGGTAAATTATAGAGATAATATTAAACAATCACAAAGGGTTCATGATTTTTTTCCAGATTTCGTGCCTAATTATGTGTATTGTGCAGCTAATAAACAAGCTGAATTACCTAGTGTAGCAAAATATGATAGAGTTAATCCTACTCCTGAGACATATCAATGGTCGTTAGCCAACAGTTGGTTGAATACTCAGTGCATACCTCTTATGGGGTGTGGTGAGGTTGACTATGATATTGTAGTAGAGGAATTGGATAAAACAACAAGCCCCGGTTATCCGTGGACGACTAAGTTTTCAACTAAAAAATTAGTTTTAGCGTTATTAAACTTTAAACTGTGGGTGCTTATGATAAAAGCGCTCATGGAAGTTATATCGCCGGAACCAAAATATGTTCCTTTGTGGACAAGTAGTGTGAAAGCTGAAATGCGACCAGTGGAAAAAGCGAGGCTAAATAAACTCCGCACGTTTTGTGCTTCACCAGTAGAGTTCACTATAATTAGTAATATGTTATGTTTAGATTTCAATAATACCTTTTATAGACTGGGTATGGATGGTAGTAGTTGGTTCGCAGTAGGAATGACCAAGTATAATAGGGGGTGGGATAGATTAGGTAGAAGATTGAAGAGACATCCAAATGGTTTTGCGTTAGATGTGAGTTCATTCGATGCTTGTTTATTTGCTCAGTCATTGTATGAGATTTGCGAATTACGAATAAGGTGTAGTAATTATAATATAAAACAAGCAACGCAATTGCGTAACGTTTATCATCATATAGTTAATAGTGTAATAGTCTTAAGCAATGGGGATGTTGTACGTAAGAGCACAGGTAATCCATCAGGAAGTGGTAACACAGTGGTGGATAATACGTTGCATTTACGTAAACTTATGAACTATGCTTGGATTGTTTTGGCACCAGATGGCTACGCAACGCTCGAGATGTTTGAAAAACATGTCGAGGCTGCGCTTTATGGTGATGACAACACATTTTCAGTGAGTGATGAAGTAGTAGGTTGGTTTAATGCAAGATCAATTAGCAAGGTTTTATTAGGATTGGGGGTGGTTATAACGTCAGAGGATGATGTTTGGGAACCACGGCCTCTAACGGACTTAAAATTCTTGTCGAATGGTTTTGCTGAGATTGATGGAGTGTGGTTGCCAGTACCAGACACGAATAAAGTTATGTCATCTTTGCTTGAGAAAGCAGAGTGTCATGATCCGCGTTGGGACTTTTTAAGAGCAGCAGCTTTACTACAGGATTCTTATTGGAATGTGGAATTGCGTTTGAGGTTAAAAGCCTACATCCAGTATTTGTTTCGTTTTCATAGGAATCAGATGCAGGATGGTCTTGTGTATAAAACGGTGAATTTTAGTGAAATAAAAAATACTTATAAGACGGATGAACAGATCCGTTCTTTGTATCTATGTGAAGAAGCTTTGCTGGAAGCTGAGGAGTGCCAGACACCTCCTTTAAAAGTAGATCATTGTCAAACAAATATGAGTAAAATAGCCGAATTAAAAAATCGAATTTTACAAGGCCCACGTTTAGCATTTAGTGGTGCAAAAAACGTTGAGCGTAAAATTGAAAAACAAATAAAGTCAAAAGAGCGTAAGCTTGAAAAGAAAATAGAAGAAAAAATGCCGTCGAAAACTAAAGGAAAGAAATTTTCAAAAGCTGAACGTAAAGCATTTCAAGAGAATAAATCAAAAGTTGTAAATGATCAGAGCGTTGATAAAAAACGCAGAGGTTATGTAACTAATCAGCATATTGGAGGGTCAGGAAATGGGATGACTATATCTCGTAGATCATTAATAGGTGCTATCACAGGCAAATCAACGTTTACTACGTTGCATGATGATATGGTAACACCAACTAATACTACTTTGTTTCCTTGGTTATCGCAGATTGCTGTTCTGTTTGAAACATTTGAATTATTATCTTTTTCTATGCATTATCGTACAAATAGTGGGCCAGAGACAACCCATCAAGCTCAGGGTCAGGTTTCAATGGCGTTTATCTATGACGCGGATGATCTGGCAATGACTAATTTGACTACGCTTTTAAATTATAGCAGAG